GGCCACGTCCGCCCCACACGGACAAATTCCCCCGATCTGTCCGCGCACCACGGACACAGGGAGTGGATCATGTCCGCGTACCAGGGACACAGGGTGCGAAGTATGTCCGCGTACCAGGGACACAGGGTGCGAAGCATGTCCGGGCACTGCGGATACAGGGAGCTGATCTGTCCGCAGTACGAAATCATACCTACTAATTAGGTATATTATGCAAATTGCACAAAAACGTATGCTCAATTTCGATTTGTGTTAAATTTAAATTAATGGTAAAATAGAATAAAGAAAGAGAGGTAAGGAAGATGAAACGGACTGGCTTTTCAAGGTTGAAAAAATTAGGGGATGAATGATCATCCCCTTTATAATTATAATATAAGCATGCCTTGCAGGAAAAACGTCGCAAAATTTTCGGTATTTACTGCACCGTTAATCGTCAATGTACCATCAGTATTTAAAAAGCAATTTAATACTCGCGAAGTCTCTTCGCGGTTATAAAAAAGTGACGCATATACTGTTTTTCTTTCAGATACTTTTTTTAATCCAGTAATTAACACTGCCCCGTTTTCGATTGTTATGTTTTTTTTAGCATTTGCGTAACCGTATAATGATAAGATCTTACCTCCCAAAATTTTTGTTACGGCGACAGGGCTTCCCTCATTCGTGAAATATTCACTATTCCATGTTCCATTAACTGTTTCTATAGCTTGTGAATTGTTAAGACTTGTCTGTAAACTATTAACCAAATTCTGCAACGTTAAAATATCCGCCCCGTTTTTAAGAACGTCTGGCTGCAATTCATTAATAGCCTGGCTCGCGCTTTTCGCAACCTGACTTGCATTATTTGCTGTATTTACAGCGGCTTCGCTATTTGTGGTAGCTTCAAAGAGATTGCTGTCAATCGTATCAAACGCCGGGTTTAAGTTAGCCAGAATACCGACTTTATCACCAGTCGCCCACTGAGGTAAATTGTAATGTGGTGTATGATTTGTTGTTGCCATAATATCACTCCTTTAATTAATGTAATATTGTTGATATAAATGTTGTTCCGCTAGGAACATTACTCATTTTGCCCATAGTCAAAATCAAAAGTCTTGACGTTCACATTGTCAACATCTGCCACGCTGACATTTTCAAATTTTTCAGATGGAGGGCTGATAGATTGACTATTCAGCGTGTTAAGTCCGACTTCGTTCCATACAGGTTTTTTAATGCCGTCGTAGGCTGAATACATGTATGTATCGCTCAATATTTTAATCAAACGCTTACGTCCGCTCAAATCGAATTTTAAAACATTTGACAAATACTCGTCAATACTGTTTACATTAACTGTCTCGCTCTCCAACGCACTAATGCCACCATAGGCAAGATAAGTATATAAATCATTGACAGCGAGGTTAACGCTCGTCTCTTTTGCCCTGCACGGATTATAGACAGCAAAGTTATATTTAATTTTATTAAGTTCATCATAGATTTTTAAAATCTCCGAATTAACATAAGATAATGTGCTTAAATCGCCGCTTGATATGCTTTGATATATGCTACTTATAGCATTTGACAACTGGTCTGCTAAATCTGCCAATAAATCATTAGTGTGATTAATGCTACTATCTGCATATGCTTTAACATCATCACCAACACTATCAGCATAATTTTTTGCACTTGCCAATGTATTACTATCACCTTTTGCGATAGCATCATATACGGGTTCCAAATTTGTTTCCAACTGGGCTGATAATTCCTTAATTTTATTAAGCATCCAGTCAAGATTCAATTCATGTACATTCGTTTGCGGCCAATTTTCCCATGCCATCTTGTCACCTCCTAATATACGGGTATCGTTATAGCATTTTCGAAATCCAAAGCGATAATTTCATAGATATTGTTTTCAAGCCTTAAGGCGAGTTCTTCGTTAATCATCTGCTGGTTCGTGGTGATCCCAATGTTACCATGAGCGTGAACTTCTTCAACATCTTTTCGATTGCCCGTAGTTGTTTCGCTGTTTTCAAAGGAAGATGTATCATTTCCACTGTCTTTTCCGTTCCTATTGGTACTTTCAGTGTTTTGCCCATTTTTGCTACCGTTATTTTCTTCACTAATTGTCGCAACTGTTTTTTCATACGGCTGGTAACTTGTAGCGTTATAGGCACTTTTTTGCAATTCCGTTGAGTTATTAGCCGTATTCGTCGTCGACGCCGTTTCCGTGCTAGTTTTTTCACCCTCGCCATTTTCTTCCCAACTGCTTGAGCCGTTATACTCGCTCGCTCCGGTTGAACTTGAAGAACCGCTCGTATCACTATTGATTATGCGGCTTTCGTATCTATCAGTATTTTCAATGGGATTATACTCGGCCGTCAATGCGTCAATAATTCGGGCGTAATTGTCTTTACGCGCTTGGAAAAACGCGTTTACGCACATTTTTAAAATATCAGGATTAGTGTATAGTACCTCGTTATCTGCACAATATTGCATGATATATGTTATAAGCAAATTTTTATTTAAACGTGCGTCGACGTCAATCTCGTTAAACAGCGAGTTATCATAGTTCCACATTCCCCAAAGAGTAATTTTCATTTTGCGCCATCCCTTCCGCCCAGTTCACGTCTAGATTAATGCCGAACATTTTCCGGGCTTTTGCACATTGAGCTTGCATATCTTCAAGCCACATCTTAGCTCTTGACCTAGTTTCCGCATTGTTTTCATTTACTTCATCCACAATCATGCGCTCCTTCTTTTCAAGGTTGGAATTCGGGATTCCGAATTCTGTATTGAAACGATTCTCAATCTTCCGCATGTCGGATAACAAGTCAGTGACAATATAATTCTGCTTGATATTCTGAGAGAAATAGTCCCACTTCCTGTCACCAGCGTGTTGCTCTTTATAGAATACCGCCGGATTTCCGCTTGATACCTCATCGTAAAGCTTTTTCATCTTTTCCGCTTCTTTTTTGTTATCCACGGAAAATACGTGAGCAACCCGAGTGTTAATTAGATTAACATCAATGGATATACGGCATAAGGCAAGCTCCTCCGCATAGTCGTTGATAATGTCGATTACTGGTCGGTAGTTTGGCTGCATTTTAATGATAACACAATCACTATCTATTTTACGTGTCACATTTCGCAACTGCTGATTATTTACAATGATATGTGTTGGCAGATAAAAAATATTATATCCTATAAAACTGCACAACTGATAAATCGTGCCATACTCCGGCGTATACAATATGCCTAAATAACCATTACAATACAACCAATATTTAAACATATTCTCTGGCCACTCTTTTGGCAAAGTCCATTTATAAACGCTCATCGCTTTTTGCAAAAGATATTGACGATAAAAATTAACAATCTCGCTATGTTGCGTATGCACCATAGATGGATTTTTATTTCCATAATACCAATTCTCCGAATAAAAATCCATTGGTAATTGCATATTATTCATAAAAAAACCCTCCGTTTAAATAGGCGTTAATCTCGTTAATCTCATCAATATGCCCCTCAATATCAATGCTTGCATTTTGGCACTTAACATAACCCGACAATGTGTTGATCTGGACATATCGCCCGAGCGGTCTACCGTTGACCTCTATACCCTCAATCGGCGTGTCATAATAATCACAGATAAGTTTTGGGATGTTGTCAAAGTCGACATAGCTCCGCACTCCGTTGCGATTCGTGGTCTCCTCGCTCATGCCTAGGCTATTCGCCGCTGATGCTGTCCCGCTGACCGCTCCCGCGATTGCTCCGGCTGTCCCAAGTCCGCCGCCAATAACCGCTCCGGCGATTCCGCCGATTGCGGATGACGCAAAGTCGCCCAAGGTCATCCCTGTTTGAGCTAATGCTACATCACATCCAACTTTTGCGGTTACATCGGTGATTATCGCAGAGGAGGTGTCGTTATATCCCCGTACCCTCAGCAACCCCGTACCAGTCGCAACATCAATATATAACTCATAACCTATCTGGTCATAATTACTAAGCTGTTGCCCACTTAATGATATCATCCCAAAAATAGGGATGTATAAACGGTATATGGCGTACGGCTCGCTGTTACGATAATCACTGGATGGTGAGTAAGGCTTGGGTATACGAATCTTTTGAGACGTTGGCACGCCTATGGTGATATAGCTATCAATCGTATGCCCAGTTAATCCCGTGTCCTCCCACCATCCAAATTGTATTGTCCGAGTGTCACCTGCGGATGTCGTGTAAGTGAGCGGCACCCACATGCAACTAATGATATATTGGAATGGATTGAAAAATCCCTTGGTTACTGTATCTTTGATAACTTCACTAAAGTTACTGTCTGTATAAAAATAGTCCAACAACGCTTTAAGTTCATCACTGGATAATTTATAATAAGTTACAGCACTTTTCGGGCTTGCTTCGGGCTTGCCTGTCAATCCTAAAACAAAATAACCGCTCGTCGAAAACAGATCAGCACCCGCATTAACCAATTGCTTACGCCCGCACAATGACGGATAAAAAGTATCATATAATTGTGAGGTGTAAGCGCTCGATGCTCTCTCTACATAAAATGTTGATTGGCCTATATTGTTACGATTAGTTGCAAGCGCATCCAACTCGCAACTAATCTCCCACATATTGTTAGCAATAGAAAACACGTCCGACACAAAATAATATCTATCAAAGGCTTTAACATAAGAATAATCAGGCAAAGTCGCATAGTTGAGGACAAAAATTGGATGCTCTAAAGACGTGTTATCTTTGAGATAACAATCAACTGTGATGCCAACCGAAGTAGGCTGTTTTGTGCTATTCTTTTTTTTCGAGAAATTGTATAAAATAATCTGCATAGCTTAATCTAACAAAAAGACAACGCCCTTTTCCGTAAAATCGTTCCAATACCGGTCGGTGAAGTGATAATATACATTGCTATAACCACCAGCCGCATTGAATGGCGTAGGTGCCAACCACTGGTTAACAACCGTATAACCTAACGCTTCGTCATCAAACAATACGCCAAAGACATGCGGTTCATTGATCGCCGCAGTCGGACTTGTTAATGTGCCATCACTCTTCAGATAGATTGGCATAACATTAATCGCATCTGGACTGTTTGGATTTTGCCAAAAATTAACTCGCTCAAAATCCATTAATTTCATGTACTGGTCATTGTAGATATCTGACAGTACAGCCGTTTCCGTCAAATACTGTGTTGGGCTAAACAGATAAAGTTTTTGATTGCGATAAGGTGTATGTCTTGTAATAGGCTTGCCAGTTACTTGTGTTTGATAAAGCTGAGTACGTTCCGTAAACATTGCAGACAGAGACTTAATTCTAGCTACCACAAATTTCATAAAATTGCCAAAATTATCCGCTTGATACACAGTCTCGGCTGTCAATGACTGACCTGTTAACTCGTTATATTCGCTCAATAAGTGGATAGTGCGCGTATCGTTATCTTCATCCGCCAAAATTCCGCCGATAAAGTTAGCAATAACTGACCTTGCTAACGTTTCATGTCCCTGCTCGATAACATCGGTCGCGTTTTGCATTACCATTGTTATAAAACGGCCAAACTCATCAGGACTTGAAAAAGCCGTGTCGAGCTGATCTTTAAAAATTGTAATGTGTCTTTGATACTTGTTAGCACCATAAAAGTTAGTCTGTAAAATAGATGGCTTGATAACCTTATACATATCAACGGATGCGGCATCTGTCAATGGCAATCTGTCATCAGTCTCCCAGTCTTTATCACTGATGTTAAGCTTTCTGGCAATATTTCCAAATTGCTGATTGCTCACATTGATGCCTGCAAATTTTCTGTAGTATGGCCTAATTGAAAAAATCGTCTTTGACAATACCTGAGAAATTGATGCAATCAATGGGTCATACCCAACTTTTAATGTTGTCTGTGCAACAGTGATAAAATCTTTGGTGTTATTTACAGATAATACACTTGCCCCTGTTGCCTGTTTGGCAATGCTTGTTAAAATCGTACCAACATCTGTAATTGTTAAATCATTTACTGCCAACTCTCTTACCTCCTTATTTAGTGATTGGTGGATTAATCATACTCTCAAGTACATTCTCGACCGTGACCTGACCGCCGTTTACCGGATTATTAATCATGCCGCGCTGTAAAACATCTAATGCTCTGTTAAGAGCTTCATTCTCGTTTTTAAGGGCGTCGATTGTTACGTCTCTCTGTCCCGGCAATACCGGTGTGTAAATCTGCGGCTGATCATAGCTCATAGCTGGTAATATCTGTGCCGCTGGTGTCTGTGCCGCTGGTGTCTGTGCCGCTGGTGTCTGTGCCGCTGACATCTGTACTCCGCACATCGTGCTGATTTCCTGCTTTGTAAATCCTGCCCTCACAAGCTCTAAAATGTCTGTTGCTGTCATATTAAATATCTATACCTCACTTTCTTCGTTTTTCCCAGAACCGCTTTTTGGATAGGGGCGGGCAAATCCCACCCCGTAATTAACTTACCAGAGCTTCCGCTACCTCCGCCACCTCCAAAAATTGTTGGCGAATAAATAAAGCCTTGAAACGTAAAGCTCCCGAAATTGTATCCGGCGGCCTTGCTGTATATTTGCGTGTAAAAATAACTCCCCGGGATACCGTAAGCACTGTTAGATGTAAGCACATCTCCGTTTTCCAAAATATCTTCGACAATTGCCACATGTCCGCCATCACCTCCACCATAAAAACAGATGATAGCTCCCAGCTTTGGTGTGTCGCCGTAATCATACTGACCTGTCTGCACATTGGCCGGATACCAGTCCTGCGCATTGCCTGTCGACAGGTGGTTTTCGTAAGGGTCAAAACCGTTAATCTCGCCAAATCTTCCGTATGCATACCATGTACAGTTCCCCGCGCTTCCCGGTATGCCTGATCCGCCGGGCGCATACTCAGGATAGTATGGATTGTATGAAGACTGGTAATAATATTTATTACCGCTCATTGGTGATGGAGTTTCAGTATCCAAACGTTTTTCGAACGGCTTAAAGTTTGCTTGTAAAAACTCGTACCATTTTCGCGCACCTCGTTGTCTTGAATCAAGATTCGGCACGCCGGGTCTCTCATACCCGTTCATGTACCATTTTGCCATCTCTTCTGGGCTTAGCGTGCCATGTGTGTAGTCTTTGTATGTTGCAAAGTAATTTGTCTCACCATTATACACTGTCACCCAAAAAACATAACCTGGCTCACTATCAGGGTAATTACATTCCTCGATAATTTTTGCCATCTGCCCTGAGCCGTCGTTTTGGTTGTATCCATGTGCTGTAAGCCACTCGCTTAAACGCCACCACGGCGTCCAGCCGACAAGACCTCTACCACTGTAAGAGTTGTAGTCCTCTATCGGATAACCGATTTCCCACTGTCCCGGATTGCCGAGACCTTCGGTAAATACATTCCCCAGCCATCCCGCAATCGCTTCGAGCGTCCAGCCGTCACTATATAACTGTCCGGTAGCTGTCAAAGCGTTTTCGTTTAACTGGTCTTTTGTGAGCGACGGATAGCTGTTTGTCCATTCAGTCCACCATCCGCCAATATATTCAACCGCCATGCTATTTGATGATAGCGTCGTAGCCCAGATCTTTAAGACTGGCGACAAGATTCTCGGCATTCTTTTTGTCTTTAAATGCACCGACCTGAACGCGATACCATGTCTCGCTTGTAGGCGGTGACTGTGTGGATGTACCGGCTGGTACGTAGTTAAGTCCTAATCCTGCGCACACGCCTTTTGCAATCGCTTCGCCTAGCTCATCTACGTGATTGTAAATCCAATTTCCGTAGGTATCATGGAATTCGCACTCGATGTATGCACATACCGCTATAGTTGCGTAAACTTCGTACAATCCATTGCCGTTTTTGATCCCTCTGTCTGTTCCGGGGCTAACTTTTGCTACGGCATCATATACGGCCTTAACAAATTTGTTTGATTCAAAACCGCTGTATGCAAAAACTTCTGTTCCCTGCCCTCCTCCGGCGTTGGTGTGAATTGGAATGTGATAGTCTGCGCCCCATGCATTTGATTCGGCTACTCTCTGCTCCATGTTTGTTTTTGCGCTGTCTCCACGTTTAACATCTACACCGCATCTTTTTAATGCTGTCTCCGCAACTTTTGCAATCTTGTTGCACACGTCGGCTTCGACGGCGGTAACTCCCGAATATACATTGTCAAACTGACTTGACGGTGATAAGTATACTTTAGCCATTATTAACCTCCCTGTCTAAACGTTCGCAAAGCTTCTGCAATACAAGCGTGTTCGCGTTTAATGCTTCTGCGAATTTGTCGGCTTCTTCTTTGTGTTTTTCACTTTCCATGTCCTGCCGTTCCATGAATTTTTCAATAATTCTTGTAAAATACCATGCTACCGCAACGCAGGCGACGATGGGAAAGCCTAGTGTTGGAATTAATTCTACCAATTCCATTAAATCACCTCCTTAGAAAACGGAAGTGTAGGAATCGAACCTACATTATACCTTCTTCCGCTGAAAAAGATTCTATGGTTAATCACTCCATGCCAACGCTTCCGGCGTCTGATTATGGCATCTTTTTCATGTAATTACAATATCATCTTTATTGTTGGTTGTCAATATTATATATCATTCCCAGTTAATATTTTTACTAAAATCCTTTTTATCTCGTAATTCTCAAAAAGCAGATAATCGTATATATATGCTTTTGTGAGTATTAACCCGTAATCTTTTAAAAAAGCTTTTTCACCGCTGTCATTTAATGTGTAGACATCTTTTGGCGTTTTTTTCATCCTTGTTGCATAATAACAATTATTATCTCTGTATATATAAATATGTCCTATACAACAAATAACTTTCATATGCTTTGTTGACATTGATGTTATGTTTGCAAAATCGTTTTGCGTAAACTCATTATCTATTGCCATTTTTGTAAAATCGCTGTCAGCGGAAAACTGATAAAGTACCGTATCTCTCTTTCTGCTTTCAAAAGTGTGATTTTTTGGTAGGCTTATTGTACATTTTTTGTTAGCAATATGGCTAAATGACTTTCCTTTCCTGATCATTTCCTCAACTTTCTTCTGCAGTTTTGTTTCAACCAGAATATCTGAATTAAAATTATTACTATTGGCTAATAAAAATACGGTAATTGGTTTTATCCCATTAAACTCCCTATTTCGGTTAAATGTTTCATAGGCGTTTAAAAATGCCATTCCCTCATTCTTTATTTTTTTAACGTGAGGTTCTGGGATAAATTCATCGTATATCCAAATAGCAACATCTGACATATCGATACCTCTTATTGATGCCACTGTTGATAGTGCAAACATATAACCGATAATATTTGATTCCTCATCCTTAAAAACGGAAAAGCTATTGTCAATCTTTTGTAATGTTATATTATCATTCACTGGTTTCATTGGATTGGCGTATTCCGTTTTAGCTATAAAATCTATTTCAGTTTTAGTCCTGCGCATATAAATAAATTTTAAACCTGTTTGCTTGTATTCTTCTAACGCCAAAGCTAGGGAACTGTATGTTTTACCAGTGCCCCGCCCGGCAATTACAATATTAAAAGGTTCTCCATATTTATACACATCTTTAACGTCAAAATATAACTTTCCCATTATTCTTCTAAGTTAATGTTTAAAAATGTTCTTCCGCCTTTTGACACTTTGGAGCCAATCGAGACTTTGAGAGTCCCTTCTTTGATTTCTTCTTCAAAATTTTCGATAAGCATTTTACAATCTTCGTAAATTGTAGATGATGTTCCAGCATAGATTGCATCATCAATTTTCACAACGCAGACTTTTTTATCATCTTTTTCCTCGATTCCGCAACCATGCAAAATTCCAACAACTCCGACAGAATCTTTAAGTTTCTCTCCGTTCCTCGAATTAAATAAATCTCTTCCTGTTAATCCTAATGCTTTCATTTTTCATTCTCCTTTTCTTTTTGTAATTTGTAATTTTGTAATTTTATTATATCACTTTAAACATACTTAGTCAAGCTGATCAAGCTAAAATAAATAATTTATTCCAACTTGCTCTAAAAATTCTTCTGTCACTCCCAACGTGTAGGTGCGCTCTACAAGCCCAACGTTTGCCGCTGTAAGCACATCCTCCCCATCCAATGTTATATAGTGTATTGGCATGTCATTATAATATGCAACGTTTCCGCCCGCTTTTTTAAACTCAAAACCTGGTCTAAAATTATCCAAGGTTTTTAACTCTTTCGGGCCGTTAATTTTACTAACTCCAGATACCGTTATCCCGAGTTTTCCATTCTGTTCGTAAGCATATTTTTTAGCCCCTAGCGTTATAAATTTATCATATGGTGTCTCTTCCTCAAAGACTCCCATATAATACCTTTTACCGTTTCTGTCGGCGTATGCTCCATAGCGTTCAGCTTCTTTGCGTATCTCATCGTTGATCTTTCTTATTTGCTCCATTGGAGGATTAATACACTTATCGCTATCCGTATCAACGTAAACTGTATCCTCCGCTGTTATATCAACTATTTTTTGCAAATGTGCTCTGGCATGTGCAGTAGTCCATACACCCCATGCATACGTTAAAAAACTGTTACTATTACGGTAATACTTATTTAATGCTTTTTGTATTGATTCTGTGTTTTTAACCCAGCCCGTTTCCGTAAGACTTATTATGTCATGTACACAATCTGTGCATGTCATTCCAAATATCCCATTGAGTTTATTCTTGCTTTTCATGTAATAATAACTGTCTCCGCCTTTCAATTCGGTTTTTAACTTATACATGTATTTCACAAAATCCCTAAACTCTTTAGGCAACATCCCTCTTTTTGCTATGTAAAGTTTATCGACATAGATTTCACCTTTAATATCATATTGACTTTTTATAATCTGATAATCTATCTCATTTAATGTCATATCTAACCTATCTGCTGATAATATCCGTCCATTAAATTTGACGGCATTTTTAACTTTCCTGCATTTACCAAAAGCGATATATGGGATAGGGACGCCCTCTTTTATCTTGATGTCTGTTATTACACATCTAAATAAACAACATGATTCTTCTATTTGCTTTTCAAACTCATCATTATTGTAAAAAACAAATTGTTTAAACTTGGACATCGGAAAATATTTACAACATTGTACATATGGGTAAGATGACACAACATCAAAACTTCTGACGTTTATTAATACTCGACCGCTTAAATATCTACTTCCATGAGTGTTCCCTCCTCTTAAATTTTCTTTGAGTAATATATATATTTCTTCCGTCATACACATGCCTAAAAAATCTTTTCTGTTTTTTAGGTTTTTGCTCATAGCTTTTCTACAATCGCGTCTCACAAACCCCGTGGATGTTAAAGGTATAGTAGCTAATGTATCTTCCTCTAAATAGTCTTTTACACATTCTGCAAGTCCTTTGACATCACCATAGCAATATGCAAGCTCTTTGTCGGATAATGGTGTTTTCGGCGTTCTAAATATATTGTAGTCTAAGTCACCTTTTTGTTTTATATGTATGCAATTTTTGCTTTGCTCGCACATTTTCTCCAATGACATATTCGATAATTTATATGAGCACCTAAATTCAATTCCATCTGCTGTTGTGCATTTTAATACCTGGCGCTCTTTTGTTGCAAAAATCGTTTCCCAATTAAAAAATCTGTTAAAAAATTGGAACTCAAATGAGAGATTGTGAATATAAATTACAAATAATTTATCAAGGCATATTCCAAAAAACTCTCTGAGTTCTTTTAGTAATTGTAACCATTCTTCCCAATATCTGCCGACGTATACATCTTCTCCAATGCACATTTGCCAATGGTACATAAAGCCTTCGTGCGTATCTGCAATCGTTGTTGTTTCGATATCAAATGTTGCGATTAGGTTTAGATATTGCCAACCTTTTTTATTTCTCTGTTTCATCTTTGCTGACTGTAATTTCCTTACTGTGCCACAATTTAAATACTTTTCTAATCTTAATTTGTCTTTTGGATATTCTAAAACTAATTCGTTGGATTTGATATCTCCTTTACAGTTGTATTCTATAACCCTCATTGTAATTTAATATATTTTTTCACTATCTCATCTAATGGTATGGGCTTTTCCTGCTCTTTCCATATTTTAAAAGCTTCTTCGATCTGTTCCAACGATAGTCCCTCATCCTGGATTTTCTCAAATTCGTTCTCTATCGTTGACGAAGCGTATTGATCTTCAAGCTTTTTGTATGTTTCCGATTCCAAAAAGTCAAGCCAATCGTCGATATTTTCGGTTTTTATTCCTCTTTTTTCTAAAGCTTTTCTAATTCTTCTGTTTCTTGTTTCAATACCCCTTAAGCTTGTTGTTTTTAAGTTTAAGTAATAGCCCATATCCATTATTGCTAATTTTATTTCACGTTTGCTGTATGATTCAGGTATGTTCCCAATTCTTCCCTTTTGAGTTAGTAAGCGTTCTACTGATTTTTTTCTCTGGGATAATATTTTTTTATATTTTCCAGTTTTTTCTATCGCGTATATTCTGCTATTTATCCTTTTTCTATATTTTTGGTATATGTTTCGTAGCTGTTTTTCGCTCATTCCAGATAATTCTGGCACAATTGATAGATAATCTTTCATTGTTTTATTCTCCCCTGAATTAATACTTGTGTACTACCAGCGTTAATATAGACATCGATATCATCGTCCATAAAATAACAACCGTTTTTACATCTGCTGTTAGCGCGTATATATGCACCTCTTTCTATAACATGTTTGTTTGCCCCTACCTCTGTTGCTAAAACGTATCCTTCCGGATAATTCCCGTAACTATCTTTGTAATATAATCTTTTTTTCATAATTCATCATCCCCTAAAAATTCTTCTCTGAATAATTTTAATGTTTCTATCAACCTTCTGGCTTCTATCATCTCGATTTTTCCACTGGCCAGTGCTATCTCTATTTCGCTTTTGGTAAAATAATAATGCCGTTTCTTACTATCTTTGGGCATGTCATAATCCGCAATCCATTTGCACGTTAATGTTACTATGGTTCTTAATAGACTGTAATCATGTTCTTTCATCTTCCTTACCTCTCTTTCTTTATTCTATTTTACCATTAATTTAAATTTAACACAAATCGAAATTGAGCATACGTTTTTGTGCAATTTGCATAATATACCTAATTAGTAGGTATGATTTCGTACTGCGGACAGATCAGCTCCCTGTATCCGCAGTGCCCGGACATGCTTCGCACCCTGTGTCCCTGGTACGCGGACATACTTCGCACCCTGTGTCCCTGGTACGCGGACATGATCCACTCCCTGTGTCCGTGGTGCGCGGACAGATCGGGGGAATTTGTCCGTGTGGGGCGGACGTGGCC